TTAAAAGCATGTGCTTGTGCCCTAATGGGTGCAGGGGCCGTGTCGCTAATGGATACTAATCTATTAGTAGCCATTTCTGCAACTTCATCTACAGTGTGCCCTCTGTGATTTGTTGTAGTAACGCTAAGATTACCAACTTCTGTTTCTGAATCAAGTGAAAACATTAATATTCCTCTGGTTCTGGTGGTAGATCATTTCTATCTATCATTCCAATAAACTGTTGTTCTTCTTTTATTATATCAGACCATTTACATACACTCATCCTACCTTTGTCCATGTATGTTACAACGGGGTCTTCTAACCTATGGTAGCCGTATAACTTTTCTTTTGTAGGAACATCTGTCTCAAGTAAATTAGATCTAGGAGCGACAGATACTTCTATGTTGTTTTCCATACACTTTGCCAACCAAAATTCACAGCAAGCCTTGCCTGACTCTGCAAAGTGCATGTTGGTTTTATAAGTAAAGTCTACGCCAAAAACTGTTAAATGACTTACTTTGTTCCATAAAGCAAAAGCTATAGCGTAAGCAACTGTATTATTAAAGTAAGCGCATCCAAGATCACCTATTAAAGGGCCCAACGGAAACTCCTCTGCAGCTGGTACACGCTTGTCCAGCTCGCATGTATAAATAGGATAGTCTATCTGTGGTAGATACTTTCGCATAATCTGAGTCATGCTACCTGCGTCTTCTGTATCTAAAAATCGAGACATAGGATCTAGTATAAAAGCTCTGTCCACCTCTGGTAGCACACTAACCATAGCGTTTATGGCCCACACTTCATCAAACGCTAAACTGTGTGTCCTGGACAAATGATAATCTATTTGACTTTGACCCATTGCTACAAGCGCAATGTTCTTACCTTCCAATTCTGGAAGTGGCTCTTTGAGCATTAGGTGACAGGAATACGAACTTGGTCGTACCTATACTGACTTTGTGTTCCTGCTCCCTCTGCAGTATTTTTTAATCTTGCCAGAGCGTCCTCGAACCTCTGATTGTATAAAGCTGTTTCTGCTGGATCCATTTTTAAGAAGATAGATGCTTCGGTCAAACAAGCATACAGCAAAGCTATAGAGGCATTTTCAGATAGCCATGTTTGACCACTATCTCCAGCTGCAGTTAAAGAAGCTGGTCTATAAAAATAGTGTAGTTCAAATGTGTAATTGCTATCAGGGGTAGGTGCGATAATAAAACTGTCGCTATCAAATTCTGCATAATACTTTGGTCTTCCTGTTACAGCTCCTGTCGTGGTTGGTTTGTACGACCTCATAAAGCTAACTTGTTTTAAATTAAGGTAGTGATATGTATCGCTATCTATTACAGCCAAACTAAACGGAGCTAAAAAATCTGTAGGCATGCCTAAATAAGGTGTGCCAGAACTAGCTGTTCCAGTTACGTTCTTTTTAAAGTTGTCTAACCAAACACCTTTTAAAATTCTTTCTTCGGCTTGTTCAATTATTATATTTAAGTTGTTTACAAACGTTGTTTCAGAAGTATCTACATAATCCTGTATCGCTGTTTTTAATGAACTGTATGTAAATCCTGCCATTATACTGGTCCCGCTGTTACGCTATCTCCGCCACCTGTTACATCACCTGTAGTGGCTGTTCCTGTAGATGTAAACTTATATTCGTTAGCATCTACTACAGTTATTGTATATCCACTTGCTGCTTCAAGTACAGTAGTCGTAACGCCATCAACAGCTTCTGTATCTCTAAATCTTACTGTATCTCCAGTAGTTCTGCCATGTTTAAATTCTGTAACGGATATAACTGTGTTTGCTCCAGCGTCTCCTGTTCTAAAAGGATTTAAAGGCAACAACGTTTGAGCAAGCCCTACTGTGCAATCTACTCCGCCACCTCGTCCTCCTGACGTGCCTGTACCTGATGTAGCGGTAAAGGTGTATGTGTTGTTGTAATAATTTAACAAGTCATCTGTAGGATTAGCTGTAACGGTTATTGAGTAGCCATCAGGGTCTTCTATAACGCTGCTGGTAAACCCATCAAACGCATCTACGTTTCTAAATCTAACTTTATCTCCTGTGCTTCTGCCATGATTGTCTTCAAACACTGTTATTACTGCACTACCTTGTGTTGTAAGGAATGGATTGTTTACAAGAAGACTTTGAGCAGAAGGCTCGGTTCTGTCTGGTCTAGGATTTAATAAAGCCTGTGGATCTGCACCAACAGGGGGTGCTTCTAGTTGAGGCTGCTTGGGATCAAAACATTCTGGGCACGTTTTAAATCCATCCCATTGTTCTTGCAACTGATGTAAACGATACCTTTGTCCGCAGGTATCGCAAATTCCGTAAGCTCGTCTACCTGATGCAAATGCCATATCATATTATAAGTCTAGGAGGTAAGAATTTAGAACTAACAGAATCTATATCTTCACTAGCTGCTCTGTCCCATTCTTCGTCATAAACTGATTTTAATAACTGTATCCTATCTGGAGCTCTTTTCATCGCTATGTAATAAGCAAGTCCTGCTGTCATACAAGGCAAAAATCTAAATACCACTTCCATGTTATTTGTGTAGTCCCCTGCATCCTGCATTCTTGTCAGTGCATAGTATTTGATTACATCAGTAGAGTTTTCTGGTGTAGGGTACAAATAAAGTTTTGGTGTGATGTGTCTTTCTAAGAAAAATTGAGTAGGCCTAGCTTGGTCAGTTTTGTTAGGGGTATAAAGATAATCTGACCTACTCAACCTCGACATTTGAAAATCTGTGCTATCACGAGTAATAACAGCAGAAGTTATGTCTATAATATCTGTTCCAAGACTTACTTCATTAGTTCCCTTAGTAACCGTAAAACTATGCTCAGCAATAAGCCATTGATTCAATCCTCTGTTTGCCCACTCAGCGATCATAATATTTAGTGAGCGTCTTGCTGTTTCTAAATCGTATCCTGTGCGTAACTCAAGACCGCATCTTTCGTATGCTTCTTCTATAAGTTCATCAATACTAAGATTGAATGATGTTGTTCCTGATGTCGCCATTATTCTTCCTCTGCGTATAGATTATCAAATATTCTATTAACATCCAACGTATAATCTAAATCAGACTTAGAATAATGTATGTGCGCTGATGGTTTAAAATCAGGAGCTCCTTGTCCTGTTTCAAACCAAGCTGGATGTGTAACTCTGACACGATTGTTTGGTAAAGCAACTATGTTACCTGTCCACGGCCCCGCATCTAACAATTCCATAACATGACTTTGTTTGTGTTGTGCAGGGTCATCTGCAATTTCATTCTCTGCGTAGTCTACTGTAAACAAGTATTTAGCTGGGTACATTTCTCCCCCTATTTTAGCTAACCAAGGACATGGTGTTGCCCTATCTATAACGTAAACTGCATGATTATGAGAGGAGCAGTCCCAAGGTTGAGCATCATGTACAGCCATAGGTTCTGGCCATTCAACAAATGGCGTGTCTCCTACTAAAGCAGTAATAGGCATTCTTGCCCACATTGCACCGCCGTACACGTTTTCCATTCCTTGTTCTTCTTGTTCTTCGGAAGGAACACCTGTAAAAATAATTTGAAAACTAAGACATCTACAAGGCATTGTTGTGACACCCACGGCCATGGCGTGTAAAAACTCGCCATGAAACCGTTCGTGGTTGTGAGTGTACTCTTTCCTTACCCAACACTTAAAGTGGGGTATGTTGCTATGTAGGTAGGCCACTTAGGGCTTTCCGCCTTTTTTCCCGCCTTTTTTATTACCTTTGGTATTCATAGCGATTACACCGCCCATTCTATAACCTTTGGTTGACATTTGACCGCCAGCGACTTTACCGCCTACTTTGTAGCCTTTGCTAGTCACACCGCCAGCTTTCATGCCTTTGGTTTTCATCTTACCGCCTTGAGCGTAACCTTTAGTCTTTTTAAACATATCTAATCCTTAATTGTAGTATGCAACAAAAAAGTCGCAGTTAGTCAAAGCTACATAAGCTCCTTCTGTAAAACGACAGCCCATGCCTGGTATGTAGTGATCGAAAGATTCGTTCGCTGCAGAACCAAACTTAAACTGAGCTATTATCCTAGTGCCACTAGCACTTGTACCATCATAAATAATGATTTGTGCATCAGCAGCACTAGATTGAGCTTGTACAGACTGTATTCTTACTGAGCCTAAATTAGTAGCAGTTCCAGCTCCTGATGCTCCAATGTAACCTTGAAGCTGTCCTGAGCTAGTTAAAGGAACGGATGCTTTTACATCTGAACTCATATTAGTCTCCGATTAATCGTCAGCAAATGGTGTAACTAAAGTTCCTGAACCTAAAATAATACCTTCAACAGCATACTTCGCAGAAGCCATTGCAGTGACTTTTACGATACTGCCAGCAAGTCCGCCTTTTGTAGTTCCATTCATAGTAATTACATCATTCGTAGCACCAGATATAAAAGTTTTACCTGTTGCATTGTTAACGCCTGTGTAAAGACCTCCAACAAACTTATCTGTTCCATCTGTTTTAATATCCATATCTGTAGCTGCAGTTTCTACTACAAAGAAGAAACTAGCTCCTATGTTATTAAGTTGGTTTGGATCAGTAGAGTCGCTTGGAGTGGTAGCTACAATTGAAGGTAAAGTAAATTTACCATCTGCATCATTACAAGTAAGAATTTTACCTGCGTGTGCTGCTACTGTAAGTGTAGTGTCGGCTGTTAAGCTAACAAAAGCTGAACTACCTGCTGAAATAAATCCAGCCAAAGATTTGACTGGTCCTGAAAATGTTGATTTAGCCATATTTTTCTCCTAACTAAATGTGTTACACCATCTTGGAGTAAGTCTGCCGAGTCAGTTGGTATAACAAATTATCTCGGTATGAGATTATCGTATCAGAAAAAAATAGGGTTGTGTAGAAAAAGATAAGGTTGCTGGGTTGAGTAAGAAACCCCCAGCTGGGTTCCATATACTAAGTTAGTCTTACGCTCCTGGGCTACCAAAGACGCAACGTGGGTCCGAGAACCCAAAGCTGTATCTTTCTCTAGCTTTATACCTAACGTTACCTGTATCGAAATCAGCTTCCATTGAAGTTCTGATTGGTGAACGGTTAAACATTTTGAAACCGTTCGGTGCATCAGTCTTAATGAAAAAAGCATCGGTGTCAGTCAGATAGTGATTAACTGTATAACCCTCAGGGATCATACCCATGTTTCTCATGGCGTTAATATCATTATCAGACGTAGCAACTCTGCCTGGAGATTCCAATATCCTATCAGCTACGAATTGTAGTTCTTTAGGAATGATTAGTTTCGTTCCTTGTAGAGCTACTTTCAAACCACGTTCGTCAGTGAATGCTGCAATATCAATCAGTGCTTGTTCAAGTGAAGTTTCACTCAGATCAGCAGATGTTGAAAGTTCATTGCTCAAGTTAGGACCACCTACAGTTGGGTGATCTGTTGCGCAAAGTTCTTTTCCATCGCCTCCTGGGAAGCTTGAATTGAACGCATTGTTTAATACAGCTGCAGCCTTGACTTGTTTAGTGTTTGACATACTTCTTGCAAGCGCACGAGTGTATCTAGCCGACAGTCTGTCGTATAGATTATCCTCTACTGCTTCTTCTGTGATGCTAAACGCTAAAGCTATGGTTTCGTGGGTATAACGTGACGTGAAAGCCTCTTGGGCTGAATCAAACGCTACGCCAGCTCCTTCTGATTTAACGGGTGCTTGGTCAAAGCCTGTTAGCATTACTTCTTCTTCAAAAGCACGATCAGAATTTTCAACGTCAAAAATTTCTTCATGTTCGTTTTCATATCTGTCGTACTCAAGACCAAATAATGCGTTTAAGCCTGGAAGTAATTCTTTGACTAATTGTCCTCTAGAAATTGCCATTTAATTTACTCCTTATGTTCCAGCTACGGCACCTTTATAAGCATGCTCATTAATCAATACGACTAAGTTTGCATTATCTGCTGTAAGGTCTCCGTTAACTTCATCTTGAACTACGCCCACAACTTTTAGCTGAAGTGCTGCGGTTGTCGCTAGTGAACTAGAGTCGAGCTCGCGAGTAGACACGCCAGTTGTTGTACTTCCACCAATACCATCAGTATCAGCATTTCTGCCGATAGCTGCTTGGCCTGAAGAACCATCCGCTTGGACAACAAACAATTGATTAGGATCGTCATAGATATAAGCTTCTATGTCTCCGCTACCAAGTGCCGTTGTAGATGCTGGATAGTAATTCTTAAAAGTGGGAGTTCCGTCAGTAGCTGTATAAAAAACATGTGAAAACACACCAACTAAGTTTGCAGAACTAGCTGCAGCTCTTTCGATGTATCCACCGTTGAATATAGTTAAGTCACCTTGATAGATGTCTGAACCATATCCAGAGGTATTAATGTTATATTTATTAGCTTCTTGAACGGCTGAACCGACATTGAGTCCTTTGTAAGGTCTTAGACCAAAGGCTTTATCTACATTTGCCATATTCTTCTCTCTAATTTACAAGAATTAATATAAAGAACTCTTAGTTGTTTGACGAACCTTGAGTTCCACCAATTGTTACGCGCGACTGTCTTTCTGGTCTACTTATAGACATGCTAGGGTGTGTACCATCTTTCATCATATCGTTATCTACAGCATCCATCTGGCTTTGCGTTTTATTTGCAAAGTATTCAGATCTTTCCTGTACAGTTTCAATAGGAATCCTACATAGTATTAAACCACCAACGCCTATAACACCCTCAAACTTACCATCATCGATTGTCGGAGATTCAAAGTCAGGATATTCATCTGCTCTCACAGGTTCCCATCCTTCCCTCATCTTAGACATGACATTCTTACGATCATCTTGTCCTCTGATTTCTAATCTCACCCAACGATGAACATAACCTTCGGGAGGTGTAGGTGCGTCCAAAGCAGATGGGGGAGCCCATGGTTTTCTCGCTACTTGCTTTTCGCGAGTCTGGGCTTCGCGTGGTTGACGATTTTCGTCAGTCTTTTTATTATTTTCAGTCATTTACGTTGCTCCACGTTATTCAACATATTTCGCGTACTCTTCTAAAGGCACACCCAATTTATTTGCTATTGCAACCTGTGAGGGTGTGAGTCTCACAGTTTTGCGCCCTGGTTTTGCACTTCGCTTCGCTGGTGCAACCGTCTGAGCGGGTTGGCTCGTTTGAGTTTCTTCTTCGTTAAACTTATGAGGAAACTCTTTTCGAATCCTGTTATTTATCTCACTATAATATTCATCGCTCGTTGGGTCAAACCCTTCTGACAATAAATCTTCGTGAAAAGCAAAAGAGGTCATGGTCATAGCCTTGTCATTTCCGAACCAAGGATTCTCTTCTGCCCATGCTTGAGCTTTAGGATCTGGTTCAGAATATTCTTGAGGCTGTGGTGCTGGTCCTCTTGGTATATCTTGTGTTACCTGTTTTGTTTGCGCTGCTTTTGCAGTGCGCTCTTGATTCAAAGCTTGTACACGTTGAGCTTCAACAGCAAGAGCTGCTAGTTTTTGTTGTGCGTTCGTCTGTGCATCGATGTCTGCTTCTTCGTTTGCTTTTCTTAAAAGATTCTTTGTTGCTTCGGTTTCAGCTGAAATCCTATTGGCCTCAGCTACGATGTAGTTACTATCTAAATTTGTTTTTTGTTGTGTTAATGTTTCGTTTTCTCTTTTTACGTTTTCTGCAAATTGCGTTGCTGCTTGCTCTCTTCGTTCGGCTTCCCTTAGTTTGGCAGTTAACTTATCGATACGTTTCTTTACACTTTTACTGTATTCTTCGTGATCGTCAGTTTTCGCTTCTTCGGGTTGAGGTTCTGGCTCTGGTATTACTTCCGCAGCTCCTTCGTCACCTAGTATAGGTTTTTCAGGTTGTTGCGGATCAATAGGTAAAGCTCCACCTTCGTCTATGTCAACATCCACCTCAGGACCAGTATCATCTAACTGTACTGTTTCTTCGGCTGCGTTCATATTTAGTTTATGCTCAGGCATGGTCATTCTCCATGGTTATTAAAATTGATGCAGAATTGCTTCTGGGTCTGGAACCGTTGCGATAATTTCATCATCATTCAACAGTTTTATTTCTCCGCCCTCGATTTGTATCCTTGATCCTGAGTATCTTCCAATCAATACCCAGTCTCCTGGTTTGCACCAAGGGCCAGTAGAAAATCTTTCTCCATCGTACGCTTGTGGTCCGACTTTTAGTACATAGCCAAGCAGCGTTCCTATTTGCTGTCTTTCACGAGTCTCACTCGTTAGAACAATGCCGCCTTCGGTTTGTCCTTGGCCTTTGTACGGTAATATCATAATCCTCCACCCTGTTGGTGAAGGCAATTGGTCTAGTAGTT